GATTAAGATTTGAAGACTACTTAGAAACAGCAATGGTTGAAGCAGTACCAGCTGAAGTAGCTAGTGGCGCAGCAGCAATTGTTGAAGGTGTAGCTTCAGGTGTAGGTAACAAAGGATCTGAAGGTCTTTTCTATGTTGTTGAAGAAAGAGGAAATGTATGGGCAGGAGGAAATCCTGATGCATTAGCAGATTTTGATGCAATCATTTCTCGTTTAGACAAGCAAGGTTCTATTGAAGAGAATGTAATTTTCTTAAACAGAGATTTCGGATTTGACATTGATGATATGTTAGCAGCTCAAAACTCTTATGGAGCAGGTGGTACTTCTTATGGTCTATTTGACAATGATGAAGAAATGGCTTTAAACTTAGGTTTTACAGGGTTTAGAAGAGGTTATGACTTCTACAAAACTGACTGGAAATACTTAAATGATCCAACAATGAGAGGGGATATCGTAGGTGGAGCTATAAATGGTATATTAGTACCTGCAGGTTCTACAACTGTTTATGACCAAGTACTTGGTAAAAACGCTAAGAGACCTTTCCTTCATGTTAGATATAGAGCTTCAGAAACTGAAGACAGAAGATATAAAACTTGGATTACAGGTTCAGCTGGTGGAGCTGCTACATCGGATTTAGATGCGATGGAAGTAAACTTCTTATCAGAGAGAGCTTTAGGTACTTTAGGTGCTAATAACTTCTTTATCTTTACAAACTAGAAGTAAATTATCAAAGGGGAGTGAATTAAAGTAGCTCCCTTTTTTTTATTATAAATTAAATCAAAATTAAATCAATATGGCATTAAAAAACAAACCAGTATTTGTAGACAAGGTTTACAAATTAACACAAAACAGAGCGCCCTTAAGCTACAGTATCCCTTCAAGAAACACAAAGAGAAGGTCATTACTATGGTTTGATGAGGAAACTGGAGTAAATAAAGCATTACGTTATGCTAGAAATTCAAAAAGTATTTTTGAAGATGAGCAAGACAAGAATGTTATTTTAGAACCTATCGTCTTTGAAGATGGTATGTTGTTTGTATCAAAACAAAATCAGATATTACAAAAGTTTTTAGCTTATCATCCATCAAACGGACAAATGTTTGTAGAGGTTGACAAAGAAAGAGACGCAAGTGAAGATGTAGAATCTTTAGACTTAGCTTTAGAGTCTCAGCTTATAGCAAAAGATTTAGGTATTGAAATGCTTGAAACTATAGCTAGAGTTGTAATAGGATTAAGAGTTGAGAATTTAACTTCTTCTGAATTAAAAAGAGATGTTAGACTATTTGCTAAGAGATATCCAAATGACTTTATGGAGGCTATGAATGATCCTTTATTAAAGCTTCAAAACAAATGTGCTAATTTCTTTAGTGAAAATCTTTTAACATTAAAAAACAAAAAAGATGTTTACTATAATCTAAAAGGAAACAAGAAGAAACTACTTACTGTTCCTTATGGTGAAGACCCATTATTTATACTAGCATCATTTTTACAGAGTGATGAAGGGTTAGAAGTTTTAAAAATATTAGATTCTAAAATGAAATAATAACTATACAAAAGAGGCTTCAAAATATGAAGCCTCTTTTTTTGTATCTTTGTGAAAATAAGTTTATAAATGGCATCAATAATCAATACAGTAAGAGCTACTGTTCTCTCAATTGCAAACAAAAATAATTATGGGTATATAACTCCTAATGATTTTAATTTATATGCAAAGCAAGCTCAATTAGATATATTTGAAGATTATTTTTATCAGTATAATAGTTGGATTGTAAAGCAAAATGCAAGAGTATCTGGAAGTGATTATGCTGATATTATAAAAGGGTTAGTGGAAGTAATAGATAGTTTTTCTTCTACTAAAGGACTAATTAACACAGGTATAAACTTGTTTGATTTACCTGATGATTATTATTTAATAGATAAAATTAATTACTATCCAAACCTTACAGCTACAGGTACTTTAACTTTTGGTTCAACAGGAAATACATTAATAGATTCAGCAGCAACTTTTGTTACAGGAGGTCAAGTAGTGGCAGGTCAGTTAATAGTCAATACTACAGGAGGAGGAATATATTCTGGAGGAAGCGCATTTGTTGTAAGTGTAGATAGCGAAACTCAATTAACAATATCGACTAATGATTTTTTTACAGGAACTTTTGAAGGCACATCTTATTCAATTTTAAGTACAAAAGGAATAACAGAAATAGAGAGAGTATCTCAAAACAAAATATTTTATTTAAACTCTTCACCACTTACTACTCCAGGGCTTTCATTCCCTGCGTATGTTTTAGGAGGGGCAAACAATGTTAATACAGGCAATACAATTACAGTTTATCCTGAATCTATTGTTACAGCAGGAACAGTTGTTTCTCAGTATATTAGATATCCTAAAGACCCTAATTGGACGTATGCTACATTAGCAGCAGGAGAACCTTTGTTTGATGAGTCAGCACTTGATTATCAGGACTTTGAGTTACCTTTATCAGATCAAGTTAATCTTATAAACAAAATATTGCAATACGCAGGTATGTCAATACGAGAAATATCACTAACTCAATTTGGTCAAGCACAGGAACAGATGGATGATACCCAACAATCACCCAATCTAACATCATAAGATATGGCATATATAACAGATTATCAGTACTACGAAAATAACGGAAACCAACCCGAAGATGCTAATTGGGGTTCGTATCAATACATATCTTTAAATGATATAGTAAATAACTTTATGGTTATGTATGTTGGAAACGACAAACTAATTAATAATGTTGAGAGGTATAACATTGTGTTTCACGCAAAGAGAGCTATACAGGAATTAAACTATGACTCTTTAAAAGAAATTAAGATACTTGAATTAGAAGTTTGTGATACATTAAGATTTGTATTGCCACAAGACTATGTTAATTGGGTTAGAATATCAATGTATAGAGATGGAACATTGTTTCCATTGACTGAGAATATTCAAACTAATTGGAGTGATGCATACTTGCAAGATAATAATTGCAGGATTTTATTTGACCAAGATGGTAATGTTTTAAAGCCTGAAAACTCTACATTAGATCTTGATAGAATAACAGGAAGTAATAAAACTATATACCTAAACCAACAAAGCGCATACAATGGACAAGAGGGTTATTTTTATAATGGCCTATGGTATTTTGAATATCCTGTTGGAGCTAGATATGGTTTAAATACAGAGACAGCAAATGCTAACCCTACATTTAAGATAAACAAAAAAGGTGGTGTAATTAATTTTAGTTCAGATGTTGCAGGAGAGTTAATAGTTCTTGAATATGTATCTGATGGAATGGAGAATGGAGACGACTCTGAAATAAGCGTAAACAAGCTATTTGAAGAGTTTGTATACTCTTACATGAAGTATGTAATACTATCAAGTAAATATGGTGTGCAGGAATACATCATAAACAGGTCTAGAAAAGAGAAATCAGCGCTTCTAAGGAACGCAAAACTTAGAATAAGCAATATGCACCCAGGAAGATTATTAATGAATCTAAGAGGTCAAAACAAGTGGATAAAATAATATGGCTAAGATTCAAAAGAATTTCATAAAAGGGCGAATGAATAAAAGCGTTGATGAACGATTAGTTCCTCAAGGTGAATACATTGATGCTTTAAATATAAGACTAGGTTCAAGTGAAGGAAATGAAATTGGAGCTGTAGAAAACTCAAAGGGAAATGAGCTACTAGTACAGGTAAAGTTTAATGGACAGGTGTTGAGTGATGACGCTAGATGTATTGGCGCTTATGATGATGGTGCAAATGAAACTATCTACTGGTTTATTAGTGATCCTAGTAATACTAATTCTATTGTAACAGGGAAAGTTGATTTAATAGTATCATATAATACTAAATTAAATTTAGTTTTTTATCATGTAATATCTACTTCAGTATTAAATTTTGATAAAGATTATATAATGAATGGCATAAACCTAATTGATGGTTTATTGTTTTTTACTGATAATCTAAATCCTCCTAGAAAAATAAATGTAAACAAAACTTATTTATCTCCTGTATCTGGAGTAGATAATATTACCGAACAAGACATTGGCGTTATATTAGCACCTCCATTAAACTCACCTATTATAGAGCAGTTTAATTTAGGTGGTGGAGAAAACTATATGGAAGAGTTATTCCTGAGTTTTGCTTATAGATGGCAATATGAAGATGGGGAATATTCTGCTATATCTCCATTTTCACAAACAGCATTTAGCCCTGGTCCTTTTAGATTGGATTACAGTACTTTTGACAATGCTGCAATGGTTAACACTTTTAATAGTGTAAAAATAACTTTTGAAACAGGTGGAAGAAATGTAGTTTCAGTTGATGTTCTTTTTAAGTTTTCTACAAGTCAAAATGTAAATGTAATAGAAAGGTTTAACAAATCAGATGAGGGTTGGTCAGATAATGATTCTGAAAACATTACGTTTACTAATAAAAAAATATTTACTGCATTACCTGCGGAGCAATTACTTAGGTTATTTGATAATGTACCAAGAGTAGCACAGGCACAAACATTAATGGGTAATAGATTAATGTATGGTAATTATG